GGTCAACTCTTTGAACTTAGGAATATTGAAGTGCCCACAAAGAAACGCCCCCAAGCCGGCTCTGCCGAGGCGGCAATCCAGGCGGCAAAAAATGCCGCAGCCGGAATTCCCAAGATTCCCGCGCACATTACCCTCCGGCCAAAAGACTTGCCCTTCTGGGAAGGCATTATGCTCGCCCGTGCGCGCGATGAATGGACCGATCCTGATTTGGTGGTTGCGGCGCAGTTGGCCCGGTGTCAAAGCGACATCGAGACGGAGTCGGTGAGGCTTGATGGGGAGGATACGGTGGTGCAGAACGGACGAGGCACCGACATCCCGAACCCGAGGCTGACGGTGTTGGAACGTATGGCGGGACGGGAGATGGCGCTGATGCGGACGTTGCGGATGGGCGGCCGGTCCAACGGCGAGAGTCCCGACACCATGGCCGCCCACCGCAAGCTCCAGCGCCGCGCCGACGCGGCGCAGGCGGAGCTGGCTGCGGAAGACGCGCTGCTGGCGTGACGATGATGACTCGCGGCGAGAAGGTTTGCGCCTTCATCGAGACCTATTGCTTTGTGCCGGAAGGCGATCTGATTGGCCAGCTTATACGCCTTGTCCCTTTTCAGCGCCGATTCATTCTCGCGATCTACGACAACCCCTCCGTCACCCATAGCGCCTATCTCTCGATTGCCCGGAAGAACGGCAAAACCAGTCTCATCGCGGCAATCCTCCTGGCGCATCTCGTGGGCCCGGAGGCGATCCAGAATTCGCAGATCGTCAGCGGCGCCCGCTCCAAGGAGCAGGCCGCCGTCATTTTCGAGCTGGCCCGGAAGATGGTCGAGATGAGCCCAAAGCTCTGCACAGTTGTTCGCGTTCAACCGAGCGGCAAGCGGCTGATCGGCCTGCGCCGAAACGTCCTCTTTCGCGCTCTCGCGGCGGAGGGGAAGACTGCGCACGGGCTGTCGCCAGTGCTAGCCATTCTTGACGAGGTCGGGCGGGTGGAAGGCCCCACGGACAAATTCGTCTCCGCCATCACCTCCGCACAAGGCGCCTACACCAACCCCCTCCTCATCGCTATCAGCACCCAGGCCCCCACCGACGCCGATATGTTCTCGACGTGGATCGACGCGCAATCCGCCGCGCCCGATCCGCAGGTAGTTTGCCATGTGTATTCTGCCCCCGAGGAATGCGCGATGGATGACGAAGCGGGGTGGGCAGCTGCGAATCCCGGCATGGGCGTTTTTCGCTCCCGCGCCGACATTCAAAAACAGGCCAAAGCAGCAATCGAGATGCCGGCCAACGAGCCCGAGTTCCGCAACCTGATTTTGAACCAGCGCGTCGAATCCGGCTCCCCATTCGTCGCGAGGTCGGTGTGGCTGGCGAACGGGGAGGCGCCCGGGGAAATGGATGGGCGGAAGGTGTGGGCTGGGCTGGACCTGTCCAGCGTCAACGACCTCACCGCCCTCATCGCCGTCGATGAGACGGGCGGCGTGCATTCGGCGTTTTGGCTCCCGGCGGAGGGCTTATCCGAGAAAGCCCGGAAGGACCGCGTGCCCTACGACTTGTGGGCGAGACAAGGCTATCTCAACACGACGCCCGGCAAGGCCATACAGTACGAGTTTGTAGCGGAATACTTGCGCGGGTTTTTTGACCGGTGCGACGTGCAGGCGCTTGGGTTTGATCGGGCGCTGATGGCGTTTCTGCGGCCCTGGCTGGTGAAAGCTGGTTTCAGCGAGCAAGAAATGGAGAAGTTCATCCCATTTGGCCAGGGGACGCTTAGCATGACACCGGCGCTGCGCGAGTTGGAGGTAAAATTGCTGAACGTCCAACTGCGCCACGGAGCGCACCCAGTCCTGAATATGTGCTCGCACAACGCCGTCGTCGTGGGCGATTCCGGCGCCCGCAAATTCGACAAGCAAAAGGCCCGCGGCCGGATTGACGGCATGGTGTCTTTGGCGATGGCTGTGGGCGTGATGCCGCCGATTATTGCGCCGGCCTATCAACTTCTATTCGTCTGAAAGCACAAGCCACCCATGTCCACCCCCTCTCTCCATCGAGCGTACAGCACCCTGGAAATCAAAGCCGCTCCCGACGCCGATGGGCGCCGGTTGTTTACCGGCATCGCCACAACGCCCGTTGTCGATCGCGGCGGCGACATCATGGAGCCGAGGGGCGCGATGTTCCAGCTGCCGATTGCACTCCTGTGGCAGCATGACAAACTGGCGCCAATCGGATGGATTACCGAGGCCCGCGTGAGCGACAAAGGCATCGACGTCCAAGGCGAGATTGCGTCGATGGACGAGACCGGGAGGTTGAAGGACCGTCTGGACGAGGCTTGGCAATCCATGCGCGCTAAGTTGGTGCGAGGCTTGTCGATCGGATTCCAACCGCTGGAATCCACCCGGATCGGCGATACTTACGCTCATCGTTACGTGAAATGGCTGTGGCTCGAACTCAGCGCCGTCACCATCCCGATGAACGGCGACTGCTCTATCACTGCAATCAAGTCGGCCGACCAGGCTCAACGACGCGCCGCGCTTGGTGCGCGCCCGGTCATCCGCCTCGCCTTGCCGGGGGTTTCCGGCACCATCGATCCCGGCGTTTCGGGACAAGACCAGGCGCCGCGCTATAGGGCCGGCGTCATCTATCTTAATTTACCGAAAGCCTGACATCATGAAAACCACCATCGCCGAGCAAATTGCTCTCTTCCAAGCCAAGCGCACCGCTGCGCAAGACGCAGCCTCGGAGATCGTCAACAAATCGATCGAAGAAGGCCGCAGTCTCGACGAGCACGAAACGGAACAGCACACCGGTTTCGCCGCCGAAATCAAGGCCGTCGACGACCATTTGAAGCTCCTTGCATCGCACGAAGAGCTGATGCTGCAGAAAGCCACGCTGATTACGCCCGACACCGGCAAGGCCGAAGGCGCGGGCGTCGGCCGCCCGGGCGCCGTTACCGTGAAGTCCAACCTTCCCCCCGGCATCCGCTTTACGCGCTTCGCACGCGCCATGGCAGTTGCCAAGGGAAACGTCATGCTCGCGCATGAAATCGCAAAAGAGCAGTACAAGGACACCCCCGAGGTCATCAACGTCCTCAAGGCCGCCATCTCGCTGGGTGGGACGCGGGAACTCGCCGAGGTGACGAAGGCCGCGGTGACTGCGGTTGGAAGCACCGACACGGCTGTCCTTCAGTACAGCGACATCGAAAACGAATTCGTGGAGCTGTTGCGGCCGAAGACCATCATGGGAAGGATGACGCAGTTGAACCGGGTTCCGTTCATGATGCGCGCGGGGCGCCAGTTGACTGGTGCCGTCGGTTCGTTCGTGGGCGAAGGCGCACCGAAGCCGGTGAACAAGCAGACCTACGACAACGTCACGCTGGGCTTCGCGAAGGTGGCTGTGATCGTCGTGTTGACGGAAGAGGCGGTGCGTTTTGGCACGATTGCCACCGAGCTACGCGCGCGCGATGACATGATCAAGGGCATCGCCACGTACATCGACAAGCGCTTCCTTGACCCGGCATTCAGCGGCGTGCCCAACATCTCGCCAGCATCCATCACCAACGGCGCCCCCCGGATTCAGTCCGCCGGCTCCACGCTTGCGGCGATCGATACGGACGTTCGGGCGGCGATGATGATGTTTGCGGCGTCTGACATTGATCCTTCGAGCGCTGTCTGGGTGATGCCCGCCACGGTGGCACTGCGGCTTTCGATGAAACGCAACACCAACGAAGAAGCTGTGTTCCCGGAATTGACGATGATGGGAGGGACGTGGTATGGCCTGCCGGTGATCGTGTCAAATGCGATGGTGGCCTCTGGCTCGCCGGCGGAGCTGCAGATCGCACTGGTGACACAAGAAGAAGTCTTTATGGCTGACGACGGCGGGGTGAGCATCGACATGAGCATGGAGGCTTCGGTGCAGATGAACGACGCCCCCACGGCTGGCGCTCAATCGCTGGTCAGCTTGTGGCAGAACAACCTCGTGGGCATTCGCGCCGAGCGTTTCATCAATTGGGCTCCCCGTCGTGCGAGTTCGCTCGGTATCGCGCTGATCGAGAACACGAACTATTGAAACGGTTCTCCTGGGGGGCTTTGACTTTGCAGCCCTCTTTCTTTGTGGCCCGGGCTCTGTAAAACGGCCCGGGCCATGTTTGAAAGGACTACAGCTATGCACTACCTGACCCGCCATCTAGAAGCGATGGCCGAGTTTTCGCACGGGAGCGTGCTTTTGCGGCCGGGCGAAGTCTTTTCGGCCACGGATGCGGACGCGGAATACCTGATCGCTCGGCACCGAGCAAAAGATGCTGGAGGCAATTCCGCAAGGATGATCGCCGCATTACCAATCCCTGCGCCGACTGTGGCACCGCGCCGCGGCCCGGGGCGCCCGCCAAAAATTCTGGTTCCCGAAGGCGGCCCGGCCGCCTTCGGGAACGTGGTGAGCCCGGTGTCGACGCGAGACGTCCCTACCGCCATCTCTCAGCCTCCCACCGCGGCCTCCTTGCCCTTCCCGCGCCTGGGCGACCGCGGCGATGAGTGATCCGCGATTGTTTGCAAGCCCGGGCGCGGTGGCCGCCATTTTTCTCGCGGTCGGGAGCGCTCTTTTGGTGG